GAGAACGAAGCATTGCGTGCGCAGGCTCGTGAACTAATTGCTAAAGGCTTCCGCCCTACGATTGCTGGTGCTACGGACGAAGCATTCCGTCCAGTCTTGAATCGTCTTCAGGCTGTTTACGAAGGTGTGTTCCCGAATCAAAAGGCGGCGATGCAGAACCTTGAGCAATCTTTGGCACAGATGCGTGCGTTTGGGATTGCGGACGATACAGCAATCAACAACCTTGATGAAATCGTAAAACGGGACATTACAGACTTTTACTCTAGCGCGGATCAAAAGTTGGCTAATGCTCAGATGCGTATGGACGATGCGGTCAAGGGTGAGATTGATCAAATCATGCGTAACCTCAAGGATGGCAAGACCATTCCTAAGAACCTTGATGAAATGATCCGGCGCCGTAAAGCCGTTTTTGATGAGGATGTTGATCGTTTATACACAGTAGTTAATGACAAGTTGCGCGGTCAGAAAATTATTCCTGTTTCTGGTATTATCAAAGAACTTAACCGGCTAACAGAAGACAGTATTGCAGATATTGGAGCGACACGTTTTGCTGCACAGGTAAGAGGGTTAGGAGATGGAAAAGGAGGTGGCTTTGCTACTGCACAAGAACTGTCTCGTATTCGTACAGGATTGACTGACGCTTCTCGCAACCCGGCTCTTCTTAACGATGTCAACGTAGGTGCTCTTGGTTCTCTCAAGGCTTCTGTAAATCAAGCATTCACGGACGCAGAGATCACGCTTGCTCAAATGTCCACCAAAGGTTTGGATGACGCAGTCACTGAGATTGGTGGTCCTACTATCATTAGACCAGATGGGTTTAAAATGGATCTATCTACAGGTGAAGCGAGTGACGCACTAAGACTTTTGAACAGGACAAACGAGTTCTACAGAGACAGCATTGGTAGATTCGATAACATTGTTGTCCAAGACATTATAAAGCAGACTAAGTCTGGGCAGATGAACATGAAGTTTGTGTTCGACAAGATCATACAAGAAGACAATCCAGAAGCTCTTCAACAACTATTATCCGCCATTCGTGGTGCTCCAACGGGGAAAGCCTTGGGTGCGGAAACTGGAATCGTGGATCTTGCAGAGGGTACGAGAATACTAAAGTCTCGTATGATTGGTAATCGAACCGTGGAGCAGGCACTAAAGGACGTTGCAGATCTACCTGCCAACAACCGTACTCGTATGATGGTTGAAAAACAGGCTCGTGATATTGAAGCTGAAGCTGCCGAGCGTGCTACAATTCGCGGCACAGGAGCCGAGCAAGCTGAAGCTGTACGTCAAGGCTTGGCGAAGATGTATATACAGGAGCAAGTAAAACGCTCCAAACTGTATGACCCTGCTACAGGAGTTGAAGTCATTGATGGGACTAAGTTAGCAGCGAACATCCGGCAGAAGGGCACAGCCGTAGACAAGCTCCTTGGCGATGACTTGAAGAGTGTGAATGATATTCTGACGGTTCTGGAACGAGGCAAAGCAAATCTTGCTCCTAGTATTATAGAGGAACTACAAAGCAAACCACTTGGTCAGGCTTTGAAAGATTTACAAAAAGCAGAGGCAAAACGTGCAGCGGTGGACAGTAATGTTGTTCTCCGCACACTACAGTCAACAACCGATCCTGAAGTAATCGCACAGACTGTATTCAGGAACCCTGCCTCAATACGAGAAGCACAGAAGTTTCTTGGCAATAAGGTTACCACGGTTAATGGTCGTGAAGTTCCAACCATGGAACTGGTACGCGATGCCGCCATGGGCAGAGTCCTGAAGCAAATCGGTGCTACGGTGGACGAAGCTGGACAGGTTCGTATGACGGATGACTTTGTCGAGTCCTTCAAATCTGGCAGGCTGGGTAACAAACTACAGTCTGTTCTACGGTCATATGGTGACGAAACACTTAACACCATGTTTGGTAAAGGTGCCGCCGAAGGATTGAACGCCATGGCAGAGACTATGGTTCGTGCGTCTAACGCCTCGATTGCTGGTAAGGGTGGTCTTGCTGCACCAAACATTGCACTTGGTCTTGGTGTTGCCAGTTTGATTATGAATCCTCTCGCTACACTGCCCACAGCGGCGGCGTTCAAAGTAATGTCCGTTGCTCTTCGTAATCCGAAGGTATTAAAGATGATGATGGCTTCGCGGCAACCAAACAAAGTCAAAGACTTCCTGTCTGGTAAATTCAAGTCTAACGATCCGATTGCACAAGGGTTCCAGACCATGTGGCAGTTGGCATCAGCGGCTACCGTTCAAGGCACACGCATGAGCATAGAGCAAACGGCTGAAGAAGTACGTCCTGTAACAGCGGCGGCTAAACAGCAACTTGCTCCTGTAGCTAATCAAGCATTACAAACGGCACAAACAGCCATGACTCAGGCACCAAACGTAATGCCTGGTGGTGCCGGAACCGTTGGACAAGTATCACCAATCTTGCTACCTGACCCTGCTACAGCCGCATTGGCGCAGAGTCTTGGAAGGACTACCCCATGAACAAAGAACAATTACGCGAAGAGATAGCCGAGGATGAGGGCTGCAAATACGAAATATATTTGGATCATCTTGGCCTACCAACCTTCGGCATTGGAGCACTGGTTAAGGAAAGCGACCCTGAGTATGGTCAGCCTGTTGGTACGCCCGTTGATGAAGACCGTGTCCGTCAGCGGTTTAATCTGGACATCGCAGTGACCATAGATGACTGCAAGGTTTTGTATGACGACTTTGACGATCTACCCGAAGAGTGCCAGCATATCATTGCAAACATGATGTTCAATATGGGTCGGCCTCGCCTATCCAAGTTCAAAGGCATGAAGGCTGGCGTTGATGCACGAGACTGGAACCGCGCAGCAGACGAGATGGTAGATAGCCGCTGGTATGATCAAGTAACCAATCGCGCCAAGCGTTTGGTTAAGAGGATGCGTGCTCTAGCGGAGAGTTGATCTTGTTACACTTGTAGCAGGCGTCCTTTGCACGATACCCTGCGGTGACATCATCAAACGAAAAATTCTTCTTATCATACCAAGTGCTCCACTTGTAATTACACTGAATACATTCGTAGTTTATGCACACCATGTGATCTCGGATGTTTTCTACAGTCATCCTACCTCTCCCCAGTTGTTACCTAGTTCCTGATCTACCTTGCTCGGAACCTTGAGTTCCGTGCTGTTCTCCATAATCTCCGTGATTCTTGACGCTTGCTCCTCGGACTCCACATTAAAACACAGTTCGTCATGCACTGTAAGTAGGGGCACCAGCCCTTCCTTATAGCATTCTGCCATAGCAACCTTGGTCTGGTCTGCCGCCGAGCCTTGGATTAGCTTGTTCAAAGCCTTGTAGGTAAACGCCCTCTTGAGTATATGACCGTATTCTTTCTCGGCCTCCTCGCGCTTCATCGGCTTGTTATAGCCAAAGGTCTTAGGCTCCCACATATCAAACCGGCACAAGCGACCTGACATTGTCCGGATCTGCCCATTGATGCTGGCTCTTTGCGATACGAAGTCTGCCAGACCCTTAACAAACGGAACCTTCTCACGGTACTTAGCAAGAAGTGCTTTAGCCTCCTCCGGACTGATATCCATGGTATGTGCCAGCTTGCCTACGCCCATACCGTACATAATGCCCAAGTTGACCGTCTTGGCTTGCTTACGAGTTATGGACGCCAAGTCTGCTACCATCTGATGGAAGTCCGCATTGCCTTTGTGATACTCCGCAACAACGCTATCAATGATAGGGTGCCGCTGGTCTTCTGGTAGGGATGCGCAGTAATGCACCAAGAGTCTTGGCTCTTGACTCGAGTAGTCAAAGCTGCCCCACTTACACCCCTCGTCTGGTATAAACAGACCTCGGATCATGGACTTAATCTCTGGGTCACGCGCTGGGATTTGCTGAAGGTTTGGATTGCTGGACGAAAAGCGTCCGGTGACAGTGCCGCCATCGTCAGAGCGGAGCTGATGAAACTCGCAGTGTATGCGTCCGTTATGTGCAAACTTCAGAATGTTGTCGATAAAGGTATTGCTGGCTTTGTCTAGTTCACGCAAACGCAGGATCTTCGCCGCGACAGGGTGCGGACTAGCTTGCAGGAACGCTTTGGTAAAGGACGGCTGGCCGTTGTTTTCAGTCTTGTTATAGTACAGACCGTGATGATCGAAGACGGCGGCAACACTTTTGGCTACCCACGGTTCTACATCCACGCCTGTCTCATGCTTAATATCCGACACCAGATCTTTCTTGAGTCCAATCAGTTTCTTCTTTGCCGCCTCGGCGCCGTCAATGTTTACCTTCACGCCCTTCTCACGCATGTCCAACATCAATGGAATGAGCGAAGTCTCTAGCTTGAATACATCCATGAGGCTCTGCTTTTTTATCTCCACCTTCATCGTGTTCCACAGCTTCAAAGTAAGCTCGGCGTCCTTCTCGGCATATGCCCCCACGAACCGTGAGTTTAACCGCCACATCTCTGCCTTGGGATCAAACCCATGATCTGCCGCAGCTGCACGCAAGGTCTTCTCGTCCTTACGCTCATCAAGGTAATCCTTTGCCAAATTGTTGAGGCTGTAGCTAAACCGGTTCTCGTTTAGCAGTGGTGCGGCTACCATGGTGTCGATGATCGTGCCTTGAATCTTGACCCCTGCCCACCGGAGCCAACCGGCGTCATAGGTTGCATTGTGCATAACCTTGGGGATGTTAGGCGTAGCAAGCTGGTCTGCTAGCCACTTCATGACTTTCTTCTGGGGGATGTTACCACCTCCCTCATGTGCAATAGGGTAGTAGCCTACGAAATCGCCGGCAGCGATAGCCACGCCCACAATGAAACCATCACCACGCGCCCACCCTGGGCCTAATGTCGTCAGGTTCGGATCGCTGGTCTCAAGGTCGATTGCAATAGACTGGCTGTTACGCAGGTCAGGAAACACCTCCGGCGGCACCCAATCCTTCTCGATGGTGTCCAGATCCAGCCTATGCAGGAACGTGATCTGACTATTTTCCTTTGCCATCTACTTCTCCTCCGAGGCTAGCGTATCCAGCGATATCTACCCATGAGTCCTCATGCGTTGGTGTGACTATGAGTCTAGCAAGTTTTAGCGCCGTAAGACACTGATAAACTTGAGAAACAGACACTTCCTTGTCCAGTATCACAGACCAGAGTTGCGCCACGCGCTCGTGATTTTCGTATGCATCGCCATAATCCTTGGCTCTCGGACCATTAACTAGGTCTTTGGCTGTATCAAGTAATTTATCTCTTTTCATATCACATACCTATATCTTGCGTGGGAATCGACAATGTGCAGATTATGCCGTGCTCTGGTCACTGCGGTGTAGAACACGCGGTGCTCATCGTCCTGATCCGGATTGTTGACCGCAGGGTATGACGAGTCAGTTAACAACAAGATGTTGTCATCCTCACCGCCCTTCATCCGGTGGATGGTAGACAGATTGATGCGAGGCTTGGTCAGATCCTCACCCCTCCGGCGCACGGCGCCCATATACCGTATATCCTCAAGGGACATGTTGACCACAACCTCTGGTCTTGCATCCTGCGGCGCAATCATCCCATGCTCGGCAACAAGGTTGTCGTAGTTGTGGAATCCCTGCGGATCTACCGCATCAAAGGTTTTTGACGCAGCGCGTTTGAGTAACGCCCTTTCGCCCTGCTTTGGCATAAACGTATATAGCTTCTTTATGTCACCCACGCTTGCTGTCTCGCCTCTGGCCAGCCGTTGCCAGATATCCATGGCTTCAAGCAGTTCAGTAGAGATCATGGAATGCCCAAACCGTTCAAACAAATAACCGTCTTCGCGTAAAGAATGGTGAATTGAGTTCAAGGCTTTGTTGGTTCTAGCCATAATTGTCCACGAACCTTCATCAATATTCACATCATACCAATTCATGTGAAAATCTACGGCACCATCTTCATCCCTTGGTTGCCAGTCCTTCTCCTGACGGATGCCTATCCGGTTAACCAGATGATTGGCTAGACGGTACACGCTTCTTGGTACACGATAACTTTTGTCAAGAATTACCTTGTTGTCACACGCATTCATGAAACTGTGCAGATCAACGCCGTTCCAGCGGTGAATACACTGATCATCGTCCCCCGCGTAATACACACGGCTGGCTCTCTCCTTGAGTATCGCTACCTGCTTCCATTGCAACGGAGTCAGATCCTGCGCCTCATCAACAATCAGAACATCCAAGACAGGACTGGTGCCCTGCTTCACGAATAACTCAACCATGTCCGTGTAATCAAACTTACCGTTGTCTGACTTGTACGCCGCATAAACTTGATCCACGCGCTTGACCATCGACCAATGCAGATCGTAGTCACCCCTGTCGTTGTACTCCTGTTCCATGCTAATACAGCGCAACTTGGCACGACTAATCACTTCCAGATACCGATTACCTTCCTTCATAGACAAAGGCACCATACCCTCTTCCATGACTTCAGCGGTGCTCCGGTCAAACGCCATGCCCAAGATCTCACCCAACTGACGAAAGTCCGCCGGTTGAACCGTCTCCCTTGTCTCCATACCTAGCCAGTTAAAGCCTATGGAATGTAGCGTCTTGAACCACGGCACATCCTTTTCGGTGAGCTGTAACTCACTGCCCACACGCTCCCGCGCCTCTTGTATGGATTTACGAGAGAACGACACGAAACCAATCCTGTCAGGAGGAGTGCCACCAGCAAGTTCCTTCCGGACAATATCAATCATCGTATGCGTCTTACCGCAACCAGGTGGCCCAAAGATTAGCGTCTCATCAGCCATCAGTCTTCTCGCGTGGACGAGACTCGAGCCACTGCTCGACCTCTGTGCGCAGCCATCTCATTGTGCTGTTCTTTTCCGTCTCCGGACCCAGCACAACTGGTTTAGGAAAATGACCTTCTTCTACCCATCTGTAGACGGTAGAACGAGCCACACCTAACCATTCAACAACCTCACCCACTTTGAGATACCGTTCATCAGAATGGTATGTCATTTAACTTCTCCTCTGTTGGTAGTTCCATTTCATCATTGTCAAACTCCGGCACAAACCAGACGCGAAGATTCTTCCATTGACCTGTATCTTCGTCTTTAAACTTGTATGTGGTGTTACACTCATTGCCACCATTCATGTCTTTTAGGCGTTGCTGTACCTGTGGACGTTTAAGTTCACGGAACCCACGGTTGCGTAAGAACTCCATCAAACCCTTAATCGTAAACATGGTCAGGTCGCTTTCTGTCCACGGCTTGCCAATCGACATTTCCTGCGGAGACTTGGCTCTAATACGGCTGGTACAGTACACCTCCACAAGTTCTTCAAACTGACCTTTAATCGTCAGTTCCTTCGGCACCTCGATATGAGTTGCCTCTTCCAACAAACCGTTTACATAACTCTGCCAATCCGGCGCCTTCATTATGGGCGGCATAACATCCAGTTGCTCCATACAGGCTCTTTGAAACTGCAACGGCATCTGTAATTGTTCGGTGGATAACTCCAACCGTTTGCCATCAAGGTCAAGGAAGTAAAGCCTCGGCTCCGACTTCTGAATAGTCAGGCCAGTAATTCCCGGCATGGATCCGTTCTTGCCCACGCCATACTTGGCTTGGCGGCAAGCCGCCTTGTCACAATGACTGCCCATAGGCTCTTCTTTACAAAGATAGCCGTAATCCTTTTTCTTATGCTGAGACTGGATAGTTACAATCTCGTTAGCTGGCAGAGATGGCTTGCAATACTTCTGGTTCCATTTCTCCAGCGTGGTCTCCCACGAATCCGGATGCATCATCTTGGCGGTTACCGCCGCATGAAACATGACTTTGTTTCTAGTTCCATCCGGCACCGAGGTTGCAAACATAATCCGTAAGCATGGCGGCATCTCCCGCAACTCATCATCTTCGCTGGCAAAATCTAGTTTGCGCAGATCCTCCAAAGTACATTTGATCTTGTCTACCTGATTTAAAAACTCCTCAAGTGAAAGATCCTCGCCCTTGTTGTTTATTGCATAACGTAATGTATTCTCTGCCTCAAAGTACGGCAGGTTGATAAAGTTACCCACATCCCCACGCTCGGCAAGAATCTTGTTCTGCTTTGGAAACACCTCACATCCACCAAAGCCAAGTACAGCAGCGAACTCCGTAAGGTGATCACGCATATCCGTTGCACTAATCCAATCCTGCATAAACAGAAATAGATGCGCTCCGCCTGATTTTGATCGGCAAACAACTAGCGGTAGCTTAAAACGGCGGCACTTCTTCAATATCTCAACGTGATCGACTGGGTATGTGTCGATATCCAATGCACCAAATTTGCACATGTTCTGGTCGTTAATAGGTATTGATCCAACTCCATGCCCACCCTCTAGGTGAGCCGCCACCAATGTCTTGGTTAGTGGCTCTCGGACAATGAAACTTTTTGCCTCTGTTTTTCCGTTCTTCCTTACGCTTCCTACCGTTGTTTGACCGTGTGCTACGCTGGAGCCTTCAAAGGCCGCAGCGAAACGATCAACTAAACTCATTACTCGCTCCGCAAAAAGAGGGGGAGGCGAACCTCCCCCAAGTCACTAAAATGGGATATCGTCATCCTCAACAGGCTTGTCGTCCACAGGAGCCGCAGACGCCATCGGCGCCTCTTCCTGTTGGGCTTTAGCCTCACCCTTCATGACAGATTCGCGGAACAGCTTTGCTTCGTTGAACAAAGCCTTGTCCTGTACAAGACCGACCTTCTCAATCGCCCAGTTGTACCAAGTACGCATTTCGCCATCGACAGTCTTAGACTCCTCGACCACCGTCAGCTTCCACATGGTTGCAAACAAAGCAGGTGTTTTCATTTCACCAGTCTTTGGATGCTTGACCTTTTGCATGGCAATCTGAGTTTTCCAGCGGCGGCTGACCTTCAGACCAGTAGACTTGAAGTCCACAATGGCTGGCTCATACATACCGTCTTCGCCCAAGATAAGGCAGAAGTGCTGATCGCTCTTAATGACCTCGTTACCGTTGGGCAAATATTCCTTGGCACCAACTCTGGTAGTCCGGGACAAGTCTGGGTCATCGGGTGAACGCACACCCACAAAGCCGCCACCTTGGTCACCAGAGACGAACTCTGGGTAAGTGGTCACTTGGTAGCATGGAATCACGGTGATGCCCTTCTCGCCATCCCAGATCTCGTTAGAGACGGTGTTGAAGATATCGCCCTGACGTAGGTCAGCGATGTACTTCATGTCGCTCTTCTTGAGTTGTGGTGACGTTCCTTGCGCTACACGGACGAAAGGAATCTGTAACTCGCCAGCTTCGTAGGTTGTACCCTCACCAGCGGTGTCAAAGATATCGTCCATCATTTCGGCTGGCAGACCAGCCTCTTCTTTTTTTGCTACTTGATTAGCCATTACTTCTTCCTCTTTACTTCAGCAGTTCTTGCTACATAGGCTCCAAACATATCCAGATCTATCGAATTACCCTGTTCCACTTGTTCACGAATGAACGCCTTCAAGGTCATAGAATGAATATGAGTCTTTTGCTCTGGGTGAAAACCTTTCTGCTCGAGTTCGTACATAACGTCCCCAGCAGCGTTGTCTTGCCCACGACCAAACGACACGATGATGTCGTTCTTGATTATGTCGTCCAGACCATGTTCTCGGAGCCAGTCAAAAGCCTCCTGCTTCCGGTCAGCAGGGATTGACGCAGATACAAACGGCTTCAGCGTAACGGTTGCACCGTCCACATCCACGCGCTCTATACCCATCTCATCCATGAGCATAGGTATTTGCTCAAACGCAATCCTCTGTTTTTCTGCTTTTAGTTCTTTGAGATACTTTTCGGTATCGTCAATTTGTTGTTGCTTCTCGTTGAGCCGGTGAACTAGACCGGACAACTGCTTGCCCCCATCTGCATCAACGCCGGAAAGCGTATCCGCATCTGCGAACATTTCTTCATCAAAGATTGTTTCACTCTGCTGCATAGCAAGTACATCCTCTTCAGGTTTGATGGGCTTGACGGAACCATTCCGTTACCCTATGTTCAGACAATATAGGAGGACATAGATGGAAGTCAACTACAAATTTAAAACGGAACCATATGAGCACCAGCGGGAAGCTATGCTCCGCAGTATACCTATGAATGCGTATGGATTCTTTATGGAAATGGGAACTGGTAAGTCTAAGGTCTTAATTGATAGTATTGCGTATCTGGGCAACACACATAAGCTCGACTTCGCATTAATCATTGCACCGAAAGGCGTATACCGCAACTGGATTAACAAAGAGATTCCAGAACATTTCCCAAACGATATCCGGCACAGCGTGTGCGCATGGCAGGCCAGCCAGACAAAAGGTTATAAAGAAGAGGCCAAGGCATTCTTCTTTAACAAGGAACCTGGAATCAAGATTTTTGTGATGAACGTGGAGTCGTTCTCTAGTTCTAAGGGTAAGGCAGCCGGCGAGTGGATGGCGGAAAGATTCGGGCAGAATGGCCTTATAGCTATTGACGAAAGTACCACCATCAAGAACCATAAGGCCAAACGCACCAAGTCTTTACTGAAGATCGCGGCTAAGTTCAAGTACAGAAGACTGTTGACAGGCTCTCCTGTTACAAAATCCCCCATGGATTTGTTCGCACAGTTTCAGTTCCTTAACCCCATGATCCTCGGCTACGACTCCTACTATGCATTTCAGGGTCGATACGCTGTTCTACAGAAGCGCAACATGGGCGCGCATAGTTTCCAACAGATCCTTGGCTATCGGAATCTTGAAGAACTTTCCGTAAAGATTGACCCCTATACATATAGGGTCTTGAAGAAGGATTGTCTGGATCTGCCAGAAAAGACCTACACCGTGCGTAATGTCGGGCTGACCATGGAACAGATCCGCATGTACAAGGATCTGCAAAAGGAAGCCATGACACTTCTGGAAAGCGGAGACTTAGTATCGGCGCCGCAAGTCATCACCCAGATGCTGCGCATCCAACAGGTTTTGTCCGGGCACATAAAGACTGACGAAGGTGAATTGATTGAAGTTCCAACCCAGCGCCTGTCTGCCATGATGGATTGTATCGAGGAGGTGTCCGGTAAGATCATCATATGGTCACGCTTCCGGTACGATATCATCCACATTCAAGCAGAACTTGCCAAAGTGTACGGCGAACAGTCGGTGGTTTCATATTACGGCGATACGTCAGATCAAGACCGGCAACTCGCTATCGACAGGTTCCAGAACGGAACCGCAAGATTCTTTGTAGCGAACCCCGCTACCGCAGGATACGGCCTCACACTGACCGAGGCCAATACAGTGATCTACTATGCAAACGACTTTAATCTTGAAACTCGGATCCAGTCCGAGGATCGCTGTCACCGTATAGGTCAGAAAAACCCTGTCACATATATCGACCTAATTGCGGATGGAACCATTGATGAGAAGATCGTCAAGGCACTTCGTGATAAGATAGATATAGGTGCACGAGTATTAGGAGAGGAGGCAAGAGAATGGCTGAAGCTGACGCCAAAATCACAGGCAGCATAGATGTACTGGTTGACTACAAGAAGGGCGGTCTGACACTTGCTCAAGCCGTTGACCGATTCCGTAAACTGACTGGCCTAACACCAGATGTAGCGGAGAAGTTCATAAGGGGGATGAGTCGTGACAACATCATATCGCTTGAGGCAAAGAGAAACATTTATAAGGCAGAGCCGGAGGCGGAATGATTTGGCTTCTCGTTCTGGTCACAGCGAACAGCATAGACAACCTAGACGCCAGAGTTCTGTCGGTGCATCCAACAATAGCGGAGTGCCATGTGACGGCGACTCAAGTGTTCTGGGAGAACATGCCAGTGAACCAAGAGGCAGTCTGCATGAGAATGGAGGAGAAACATGATAGATCAAGGTGATGGCACTTTTGCAAAACGAATGGCAGCGGGGCTTTGTCCTCGATGCCAGACGAATATGCCACCAGTTGATGTCCATGGGCACATACAATGCTCGGTATGTCATTTGGTTATCGGGGAATGTTGCACCGGAGAACAGGCTTGTGACTTCGATACCACCGATAAGGCTGGGTCATTGACATAATGAAAGGGGCGGATTGACCGCCCCTTCCTTGTATATACCTTCTTGGATTTTACGACACGCTTCCTGAACCTTGGCTCACGGATCTTGCGTGCCAACGGATTGCGTTTCATTCTGAATAATGAGGTCCGGTAAATTCAAACCCAAAGTCATCGACACGATCAATATGCTCGATGATCTTCTTATAAACCTCCTCCCTTAATGCATCCTTCCAGTGCATATTAGCCTCGGAAAAATCCACAACTACTTTAAGCGGTATCGAAACATCGTAGTAACACTCACCACCAAACACTTCTAGTTCTTCTTCCGCTGTAAAACTAGCATCACTCATTTTTTGCTCCTTGTGGTTTTGTTCTTGCTACCCTTTGGCCTGCCACGCTTCTTCGGCGCCGCCTTGGGTGCAACCTTCTTCGCCGGAGCCTGACCCCCGACCCACGCTTCATTAAACGTAGGAGTCTTCTTGTCGTCACCAACAAGCCGACCCTTCTCATCCCGCGCACGTTCCGGTTCCGAAACAAACATAGGGAAAAACATCTTCATAAACTTACCAAACATATCAAACCTCCAATTTACGATGGTATGCTTCTTTAATCAGGACTGCTAGTTGCCTAGCAATCGTCCGCTCTTCAGCCTTCGACAACTTGCGGATCATATGGTAAATCTCTATCGGAACCGCTACGTTACGAAAAGCCGCCTTCTCCTCAACTTGAGGTCTTCCGCGCTTTGCTGCCATTCGCCTTACCTTTCTTTTTTGCGTGATACTTTTCTCGCGCCTTGCGGTTTGTCTCCAGACGCTTTGCTTCCCGCGCCTCCTCGGCCTTTGCCGCTTTCTTTTTCAACGCCGCTTTTTCCTCCGGACTTAGGTTCGGATCGTGCTGGGCGTACTCCGCCCCGAACAGCGCGTTCAGACCTGGCTCGAGTTCTCTGGCTAGTTGCGCTCTTGGGATGTTTGTGTGACCCTTTTTCTCCTGCTTGGGCATCCGATACACCATCCCCTCCTGATCGTATTCCAGACCGAACTGATCTATTATCTCCACGAGATTTGCTATCATCCGCAGATCCCCGTCCTCCAGAATGAACCGCACTAGCTTTCCGCGCAGCAGGTTCAGATTGTCGTTTACTAGAACGACTAGTTCGTTTGATGTTGACATCCTTGTGCCTCCTTACTTCGACTTCGATGTAGTAACCATGGTGACCGTCTCCCCTTCTGGGGACGCTGGCTTGATTGTCCAGTTCGTCAATCACCTTCTCCAATTCGGTGGGCTTACAGCTCACCTCCTTCACAATTTTTAACTTGTTTGAATACAAAGTAATTGTGAAATCTAAGATTTTATTATCATTGCCCATGTTTATAGCTTGTTATAACACAATCATCCAGAACAATCTTCTTGTTTCTGGGCAGTTCGTATAACCGCCATTGCATCAGTTGAACATTACAGGCCTGAACAGTCTCAAACGTACTGGGATAAAACTCCGTGACGCATTTGGACTCGCCTCCTGCGAATACGGTGCAGACCAGCGCCATTGCTTTAACTATCATAATTGTCCTCCGCTTCGGTATATCCGGTGATAAGCACGTTCTGCGCTTCGGTGTGATCCGGATGAAGATCCGGATCGTTCTCAATCAACGCAACCGCCTCGCCCATGGTTTCCGCTCTAACACAATAATAATGAGTGCCATGCAAAATGTAGTCCTGTGCGATCAGGTACTCCTTATCAATAATTTTGGGCACGGTATCTTCGCTCAATCTCATCACAGGTCTTCTCCATATGCATGTCGATACACAGGCGGATGATGTCCGCAGCACTGACTTGCTGTCTGGTCAAGGTCGTCAATTCATCAGACTTGCGGGACAACATATCCCACTGCCTTTGACGCATCAGCAAATTATAAGTTTTCGTTGCGCTCTTCAGCTTGTTTGGGCGCGTCATGAATACTGCTCCATGGCTCTTTCGATCTCCTCATCGGTCATATTATCAAAATCCAAATCCTCAAACCGTTTAACACGCGGTTTGACTCTACGTTTTTTAACAGGTGGCGGGGCTGGCTCCGGCTTCGGAACCACCTCATCCACGATCTGGTTTACCTGCGTGAGATACATCTCCACCGTTGTAAACCGGTGCTTGCACTTCACACATTTACGCCGCCGTTTGATTGTGTCGTCCTTCGGGCGGCTATCATAAACCTGCGTTTCGGCTTGGCACTTCTCACACTTCATTAGCCCCAATCCTTTCTGTCTTCCTCTTCCTCGTAGGCGCGGAGATAATCCTGGATTTGCTCGTCCGTCATATCCTCACGCTCAATCCGCTTCATCGAACCGTTTGGCTGGACTTCGTTATAATGAGGACTAGCCTGCCGCCCATAATATCTATCCGCCGATCCTCGATCCGCCGGACTCCCATGAACCCTACTCATCGTCATCCTCCTCCGGCAGACTCTCGTCCACCTCACATTGGATGCCATGGTACTTGCAGTAACCGATCACAGAATATAACTGCGGATGCGGTGCAATGAATGACACGATCCTCACACCCTGTTTGCCGTTGTCATCCACGATGTAAAACAACCAATAATTAGCCACCTCCGGAGATGCCCACGCAAACAAACGTGTTTTGCTGCCCTCACCTGATGACGTTGTAATCTGCCCTGCCACCTCCGACAGGAAACTCAATGTCCAGTCCATGTCACTCATCGTCCTTGTCCTCCACTAAATCCGCGTACTTGCGCCGCGTCTCGTTGTAAACCTCAATTAGGCTTTCGCCATGCTTCTCGCACCACGCCTCTCGCGTCATGTCGATGGCATCCTCTTCCATGTCCATAACCCAGCTTTTTACTTTTCCCATTACTACCTCCGTAAATTTCAAACCAATGTTCCGTGCAAAGGAGAAGATTCCCCTCCTTCGCATCCGCCTTCTTGTCACACTTGTGACACTTACTTATCGCCAGCATCCTTCATGCCCTCCAGCAAATGACAGATAACGTCAACCGTCCAGCCGTTGCCCAACATCCGATAACGCTGGGTGTTGGATACATGGTTCGTGTAGTTGTCCGGCACCGTCTGCAAACGCTCACATTCGATAGGCGTCAGCTTGCGCCACTTCACTCCATCAACCGCCAAGAAATTATTCTGTTCCCATGACGATCCGCTCATGGCAGGAACCTTACCGTCATGCGCTTTGATGCCGCCTTGGTTCTTGCCCCTTGGCACTTGAAGAATCTTAGGCTCCAGATTGCCGCCAGATGCCGCACACAAACTTGGTGCCTTGCCATCCGGATGATACACACGCCGATTATAACCGTGACCCTTGAGGTCTGCCTCACCAGCCAACTGCAATCCGGTAGCCGTTGGATCGTCAAAATCAAACACCAACTGCCTCCGATTCTTCTCAAAGTATGACTTCAGATTGCCACCCTTGAAGTAGTTCGCGTCAATGCAATGCGACTTCTCCCGATCCGTGAACCCATCCTCCAAGATGTCCTTCAAATAGACATGCTTGTTCTCCGGCATGGAACGGACTGGAATGTTCGTCCAATACAAACGCCGCCGATTCTGCGCACTCACACGATTAGAATTGATATCCACAGGCTTGCATCCCAGAAGGTCAGATATAACGTCCTGATACTCTTTCTTCATATTGACGTTCTCCAACAGGAAATACTTTGGCTTCAACGCTTTCAACAACCGCACGAACTCAAAGAAGAGTTTGGAACGCGGATCGTCAAAATTGAGTTGCTTGCCAGCAAACGAAAATCCCTGACATGGTGAGCCGCCGATCAACAGGTCGATCTTTCGCTTATACGCACCCTTGTTAAGAGTTTGCCACTGTTCATCGTGAACAAATAAGCGACCATCATGTGTCTGAAGTTCGGTCACATCACCCAGATGCACCGTGTCAGGAAAGTTGGCTTTGGCAACTTGGATTGCATACTTGTCAATCTCGCTGGCAAAGTAATTGGTGACAGGAAAACCTGCCCTCTCAAGGGCAAGCCTTCCACATGACATTCCGTCAAACAGCGATAGCACGTTCACCGTATTTCTCCTTCATATGGTCATGCGTTAACTCGTCAATCAAAACCCAGCTTTGCTCGTTAACTGATCCGTTATATTCAAAACGGCTTTCCCAAATCTCCACCCATAACGCTTGCTCTTGGGGAATAAAAGAAATCACATAATGATAATCACACCAATCATTAGCCTCCAACATCTCTTCACGATCCTTGAACCTCGCATTTACCAAACGAACCTCACCGCCCTTGCGATTCTTGTTCGCCGCAACAAACGCCGCCGCAAACTCGTCCGCCTCAAAACGTGGCAACTCCCATGCGTACTCCTTGGCGTTCTCAATGAAATCCACCGCACCTTCTGGGTAGTTGTCATAATGCTTGTAAACATGAACCTCTTCATGATCGTCCTCAAAAATGTAAATCGCTCTAGTTCCCATTGTCTG